CAGTTATCCCTTGTTCCCCTTTTACAAACGTATATCGCACCCCATGCTTCAAAAGGTAGTCTACTTCAGGATACCACTTTGCCGCATATTCTCTGTCAATTTTAATATTATTAATGTTATCACGTAAGCGATGAATAACCTGCCGTTCCACAAATTCCTCCAGCTATGAAATAATAGAGACAACCAGGAGGGTCTCTATTCAAATCGGTTCTCGATTGACTACTTTGTATTCGTTCACTACAATTCTTCGAATCAAGTACTTGACATCTCCATTAAAGGAAGGAAATCATCGCCAATGAATGATAACCAAAGAAATGCCAGACGAACGGATCAGGAATGGATAAATCTGATACAGGAATGCCGCACAAGTGGTCTTGGGGACAAAGACTGGTGTGAACAGCATGGTATTCCAATCAGCACATTTTATACGAAGATAACAAGGCTCCGCCAAAAGGCCTGTGAGATACCAGCAGCCAAGCATCGTATTGTCAGGGAAAGCCAGCAGGTAGTTCCTCTTCCAATTATAGATGAATTACCAAAACCCTGTTGGAATGGGGATGCTGATGTCAGGACTTCTCCAGCTGTGATCTTAAAAATCAATGATTACAGCATTGAAATTTCCAACCACGCCACCAGAGATACGATATTAAATACTCTTTCTGTGCTGCAACAGCTATGCTAGGCGAATTATCCGGAGTTGCCAAGATTTTTATTATTACCGGACGTACTGATATGAGACGCAGCATTGATGGCCTTATGGCAATTATCCGGGATACCTATGAAATGGATCCTTATGCAAATGCACTTTTTCTTTTCTGCGGGCGAAAGAAAAATACAATGAAAGCCTTACATTTTGATAAGGATGGGTTTGTCTTATATCTGAAAAGACTTGATAATGGCCGGTTTCAATGGCCAAAAGATGCTTCTGAAGTGCACCCACTTACAAGACAGGAATTCCGGTGGCTGATGGAAGGACTGTCAATTGAACAGCCGAGAGCAATCAGGCCCATTACCCAGAAAAAAGACTTCTGATTTTGTGCATAATGGAGAAAATGAAAAAAATGATATCCGGTTAAACTCCCGTTTTTCTCTCGTTATCCACACACTCCGATCTGCATTTAAAGTTATCCGTGCATGACACCGATATACCAGAAATGAATGTGCATAAGTCTTTTAAAAATGCTGTAGAACAGCCTTTTTTCAAGGTTTCCCACCATTCTTCTTTTCGTCAAAATGACGGTGCGTATCTGACTGCACATTTGCCCATATCCTCATAATTGTTTATAATGTAAGAAGAATAAAAACCGGGGAGGCATGGTGCATCATGGATGAAAAAAGTACGTTTGAACAGCAGATGAAACTGTTGCAGACAGTTGTGGAACAGCAACAGGCTTATATCCAGGCACAGAATGCCCACATGGCGGAAAAGGATGCCCGCATGGAGCGATTTTATGATGGAACATTGCACAGGTCTAATTGATGTTGAAAATATAACAGCAGAAAAGCATGAACCACTGCCGATTTAGGATCTTGGATGCAAAGGGATCGTTGTATAATACGGCAGGTTATTCATCGCTTACGTTATCACCTCACAAGTGTAAAAAAATAGGCAAGCTATATATAATAATCTAAAATAGATTAGCATATATAACCTGCCTAGTATTAATACACTAATCTATTTTCACTCATAATATTTACAATTTTCAACTTGCTTATATGGTATGTATTTGTCTTCATTATTACAATACCTTTGGCAACTACACAATTTTAAAAGTTCATTACTTTCCGTGTCTTTCAAATGACAAAATATCATCACCTTTTTAGAATTTACAGACATTTGCTGATATCCGTTTTTACACATTTAAACACACTTTCTATGTCAATTTGTATGTAAAATAAGGAGATCCAATTTCACCCTTATATTTAACTGACACATAATCAAGACCACAGTCATCGACGTTATCTATTCTTATTCCGAATCTGTTAAAGTCGATATCTAATGTTTTTAGATTTCTGTCATAAAGTAAAACCTTGCACTTTTCTGTTTTAAAAACTTCTTTATTTATAGCCATAATCCCTCCTTAATTGGATATTTTGGAGAGGAAAATAATCCTCTCCATTAATTTAATTTAGGAAGTGGTTACTGTAACCTTAATTACATCTTTAATAGTTCCGTATGTAATATTCACATATGTAGTGCCGGCTGCAACAGCGGTAATTACACCACCTGATACAGTGGCTGTAGCTGGCGTATCAGAAGTAATTGTGCAATCAGCAGGATCAATACTCACATTGCTATACATTCCACCTTTAATTCCAATAATTGTAATTGCCTGAGTTCCACCAACAACCAAAGAAACTACTGCGGGAGTTGCGGCAATATCAGCAACAGCTACATTTGACTCAGTAGATGGAATCTCTGAAATGTAGGCATATACAGATCCGTCGGCGCAGGTATCGCCATCAACAGCAAGTGCGTCACCGTCCATCTTAGTAGTAGAAACGCCACTCGCTTCCATGGAAATGTCAAAGGTACCATTAAGCTGAAATGACGGGACAACAATCTGAACTTCAGCAACCTTACCAGATGAGTTGTTATGTTTGTCTGCGCTTAAAATAAGTTCTCCTATTAAAGGAGTGGAGTCCGCATCAATGGTAACTCGTTTTACGGTTGTGTTAAATTTGTATGTAGCTTTTACCTTGGCGGTAGCCGATCCAACTGTGACTGTAGAACCAGTAGGAGTTACTTCTGCAATAGTTCCATCACTCTTCTCAACAAATACATTTCCAATTGGAGTTTTTGCAAGAGTACCTACGCCATTTGTAAGCGTTACGCATTCAGCAACTTTGTATACGTCTTTAAGGCTTTCTGTGATTGTAGAACCTACATTTGCAGCAATATAAGCCAGATTCCATTCAGCCATTTCAATTGAAGCAGAAAGTTTTCTTCCGTATTTGAATTTGTATAATGTTTTTCCACCTTTACCTCCCGTAACTTCCTGGTCTTCCATGGAAACAGAGAGACTGGTGTTAATAGAAGTGGTTCCTGTGAACGCCAGAATGCCATTATGTTTAAAGGCAACGTCAGCTGTTGATACTAAAAAATCTTTAGCCATTTTATTTCCTCACTTTCATAGTCTTATTTTTTTGTAATAAAAAAAGAAGCATAATCATTAACCGATTTTGCTCCTTAATTCTCCTTCATCAGCTTTTAAGTTTTGATACTTATCAGCTACATCAATCGATGTCATCCAATCCTTGACTGGTTCTTTTAGCGTGACCATTCCTCCGTATTCGGCAGTTTTAAGAATTTTATAACTATCGTATACGTTTATTCTTTTTATATATCTCCAGAACTTTCGTATGGTCATGTTTTCAATATATTCCTCTGTAACCTTTAAGCCAACAATCAAAGAGTCGATATAGTCTTCAATTTCGGCTTTTTCTTTTCTCTTTTTTGCCTCAAATTCTTTGGCTTTTTCTAATGCTTCGAGAGTATCTTTATTAATAAACTCATCAATATCAAAATCAATATCATTTTGAAGAATAATAATTCTCCTTATGTCATCAAATATTTCAGGAGTTATTTCTTCTCCATTAATTGTAAAATCAAGAGATTTTGGTTTGAATTCGATTTTAGCGTCTTCTCCACAAGCCATTCTCAAAAGTCCCATTGCAAAATCAAAATAAACTTGCAATATGGGCATACCATATTTTTCAGCAAACTCTTTATTCCTAAACGTAAATTTCAAAAAATCAAGATACGTCATTTTTAACACGTCTTTTTCTTGAAACAAAGAGTCTTTGTAAAGAGTAATTGAAACTTGAAACTGCTGAAAATCCATAATCTTTGACATCTTTATAGGGTGTAAAACAATATTCTCGTTGTATTTTATCTCTTTGTTAAAAATTAAATTGGCATATATCAGCCGTTTATCAATTTTCACATGCATCACCACCGTCGTTGTAATTGGTTATGTGATACCTCAAACATTTACCATAAAATTTATTATTTGGTACATATGGTACAACAAAGTTACTCGGATACGGTTCAACATTCCCGATTCCACATATATTAGAGTTACCATTTATGATTCTGTCAACGCAGTCGCATAAAGTATCCACTCTATTAGCTATAGTAGTGGCATAATACCCGGACTGAGTTAATTCTTCAACTGATGGTGTTGTAATAGAAGATAGTCTTACGAGCTTTTTATTTGAACAGATATAAATATAAAGGTCAAAATCAATGAACATATTATTCACAACTTTACCATTAAACGCTTCGACCAATACAAAAGTCTTTTCGTCTGTTGTAGTATCGTCTACGAATATGTAATCAAACACATAACCCTGTTCTTCGTATTTTACTCCATCAATAATCCATGAACCTCCAATTAATACATCAAAAACAGTTAGATCTTCATACACTGGTGCAGATGGGTTTAGTAATTCTCTAAACATTTCATTCTCTAAAAGGAGATTGATTATGTTGTTTTTATACTTTGGAGCATAATATAATGCTGACATTTATCTCCCTCCTAGAATAGTGACGTAATTAAAATTGATATTTCATTAGGTTCAGCAGATCCATCAGTTGCTTCCAGTTTCAACAGGAATGTGCTCTTAATTAGAGATTTGTCGTTTACCTCGATTTTGATATAATCCACAGCCTCGGTTGTAGTAAGCTTGTTGTTAAAATCTGAAGTAATAGTCCACTTCGGCGTAAGAGTAGTTATAATGTTTCCGTTAGTGTCTTTAAATACAGGTTTAAATTTGCTGTATGACCCAACCGGAACGGAAGCTTTTGAATACGAGATAGTGGCTACATATGGCTTTGTTGTGGGCGTAGGATCTGGCGTAGGAGTGGGAGTGATGTAGTCACATAACATGAGATCTGGGCGATCCTTTTCTGAATTTGTTTGAGTCTCTTTGACAATAAATTCTAAATAACCGCGACCATTTTTTACATATTCAGTTGTATTTTCTAGCGTCACAACATATGCAGTTGGTTCTTCAATATCGTTGTCTATGAAGAATCTTTTTCCTTCTCGTATTTTAATTGTTTCTGAATCATAAGGAATCCATATTTTTAGCTGTTTTGCTCCGATCTGGATAACTTTATTTTCATCTATTCCAACACTTGTTTGCCTACTTGTAATGCACCAACGCTCTATGACATCACCGGAAGCGTTTTGCCACTTTAACTTCCAGTCACACGACTGAACAATTACCTTTTCATATATTTTGTTGTTATCTGGGACACTAATCATCAGCCAAAACAAATCATTGTATTTAATATACGAATTAGACAAGTATGTGCCAATCGAAGACAAAACCGATCTCTGATCTGATTTAGTTTGCGAATCAGTTAATTTATCCTGAATAACACATTGTATTTCTTTTTCATTTGTTAAATCTGAACTGTAAAGCATTATGGTATCTACAATAGGAGAAGTGTCTAATATTTCCTGAAAAGAGTCTTGAGCATATGATGTAAATTCATCCTTTTCAAATCCGCTGTTATACACAGGCTTTACACCCATTAACATCCATTCTTGCATATTGCACCCCCTAACCATAGCAACGTTTCATTTGCTTATCTATAAGGTGTTTTGCTTTTGACATTTGCAACTCTAAATCCGCTTTAGTAATCCTTTTAGATTCATCTCCGCCCGTAATGGATATATCTTTACCATTAATTCCAGATAATTTCTCAGCCCTGCTTAATTCTCTGGTCAGATAATAGGTATACATAATTAAAGCAATGGTTTTTACTTGATATTGTTTGAGTTTTATCAAAAATTGATCTGAAATTTCATCATATGCAAGTTCATCCAGTTCTAATTCATATTCACCTAATGCGTCAAAAAACCATTGCTTCTCTAATCCATCAGGTAGGGCATATTTTGATTGGGGTAATGAATGAAAAGAAGACAATATTTCTGCATAGGTCGTGTTTACCATTACAATCACCCCTTTCTATTATTCAAACTTATAACCAGAAATTTTTTCGATATATGTCTTTTTATAACCTTCTACATTTTCGATACCAGCCTCTTTAGCTAATTCAATTACTGTTTTCTTTTCAGCTTCAGTCGCTACAAGTTTAGAGACTGCTTCTTCAAATTTAGTTTTTGGAGTAACCGCTAAAGCTTCTTTTAACGCGTCTAATGTAAGCAAGGTAGTAGATGGCTTTTCTTCTTCGTCGCCATCTCCAAATACAAATTTAATAATATTTCCATCGTTTATTTTAATGTCTGCATTATTACCAAATCCATCTTTTCCAACGAAAAATAAGTTTCCCATTTTAACTTGCCCATCAATTTCTGCAACGGTTAACTGCTTATACCCCTTTACATTTGCCGGAATTGTTATATCTTTTTCGGTTTCGGTTGCCCTAAATCCTAAATCCCAACTTCTTAAATTATCAATACTTACTCTATCTGTTAATTTTACTTGAGCCATTAAAAATCCTCTCCTTTTAAATATAAATATTTTAGAAAAGGAGAGGCGTAATGCCCCTCCTTGTTTACTTAATTAAACAACCTTTTTAGCCATCATTCCGATTTCGAATTCTCTACCTTTAACGACATCGCCACCAACCTCAATATCGAAGCGCGTTTTAATAACACCGGTTTCAACATCATTTCCAGTCATAGTCATAATTCCACCACGTCTAAAGATATTCAGAGGAGATGTATTTCCCTGTGCAGTAAAATATAACTTATCAGAATCGTAATATGTTTCGAACGCAGTTTTATCAGCTAAAGGTTTTGTAAAGTTATATGGATTCTCCAATTCAACAAGAGAAGCGCCCTTGTAGAAACCGTTTAACCCCGCCTTTGCGATTTCATTAACCTGCTCTGGTGTATAGAATGGAATTGTTGCGCTGCCTACTGTCTTATATCCATTCCAATCACAAATTGTAGAAAGTACAGAGAAGTCACCTGCGACGCCAACTTTACCCATCTTTCTCATTTTTGTAAGCATTGCGTCTACTAATGCCTGAGTCGGAACGGTGTCATATTCTGAATAGAATTTTACGTATTTAGTGTTATTCTTGACAGCATCATTAAGAATACCTAATACATAAGCTACCGCCTTATTGTTCATATCAATCTGAACCTGAGATGTTTCTTCTGCAATATTTCCACCGAAGTTTCCGCTTGCAAGCTCTCTATAATCAATAGCCATACCACTAGAGATAGTTTTTGTGGTAATCGGATATTCAATCCAATTCTTGCCAGCAAAACTTACGTCAGATCCAGATGCCTGTACTCTAGCATCAAGTCCTTCATAATTGTACGTCTTCACAATCGCCTGCTGATCATATCCGATTTCTTTATAATTTCCCAAGAAAGAGAATACTTTCATGGATTCAAGCAGTTTTGGCTGAATCATAAATTTAACGTATGAGTTAATTTCAGCTCTTGCTCTAAAATCCCCCATATCGGCTCTTTCGCCAAGATTTTTGAGTCTCGAAACTACGGCATCAACTTCCTTCCCGTATTTAGTAGTATCTTCTCCATGGAAAAGAGCAGAACAAATTTCCACAACTCTATTTAATTTCTTCTGGTCTTTAACCTGAATGTCGTCTTTCCTCGCATTATTAAGTTCAAAAGATGTATTCATTAAAATATTCCTCCTTATTTTTTGCATATAAAAAAGACACCCGTTTGAGTGTCTTGAATAAATTATTTTTAATTAAGCAACAATTACTTTTACAGCTAATCCGCTACCGCCAAAAGTGGTCTTCTCGATGATTTCAAAATATGTAGCATAACCAGTTACGTCGGCAGTTTCAACTAACTTTCCATCTGTTCCAAAAGTTAACTTATCTCCCTTTGCTAAATTCGCATAAGCAGTGGTTACAGCGTCTGTATCCATATCAATGATTCTTCCATCGAGGGATTTTACTCTAAACAATCTAGAATTTTCACCAATCTCAATAACGTAATCATTTGGCTCATGAGTTTCTGGTTTGTCAATTCTGTTCATTACAATGAATACATCACCCTTTGTAGTGGTAGAAGTAGGTAAAGCCGCGGTTTTAGAACTCTCATCGACAGTTACTCCGTAACCATTTTTTAAAGCGGCTGCACATTTGCAATATCCAATATTCTGAGCCGTTTTGTATGCTCCGATTTCTCTAAATTTTAACATAATATAAATCCTCCTTTTATTATTCAAACATACCGTTAAGATCAACTATTTCAGCATTTGTATCTGCTTCGTCTACGAAACCGAAAATATCTTCGGTTTTAATTTGTTCTTTTGCTGAATTAATTTCAGCAATCTGAGATTCTTTTGTTTTTGCTCCAATAGCAGCGTTGATTTTAGTAACAATAACATCAACAGAGGTGCTATTAAAATCCTCTTTAAATGAATTAATTTCTACTTCTGCGACTTTCTTTTCATCGTCTGTAAAATTAACGAGAGCTGAGTTTAACTCATTTACAGCATTCTCTTTCTTACACTCGTTTAACTCGCTCGTAATTTTTTCTACCATAGCGTTTAATTCTGCGATTTCCTTATCTTTAGCACCGACATTCTCCTCTACGTCGACATTCTTTGCATTAAGTTCTGCAATTTCCGCCTCCTTTGTTTCAAGGGTAGAGTTTAACTCATTAATCTGTGCCTCATATTCGGAATTCTTAGAATTAGTTTCAGCTACAGCACTCTTCACATTAGCGATGAGCTGTTCCATCTGTTTCTCATCCATTGAATAATCCTCCTTATTTTTTTTATTTTCATTTATTTCTACAATTGTGGCAACTTCATCTGATGGTCTAATTTCGAGAATTGCATAGCCAGTATAGTCATAGTCGACGGGAATTCTTCCCTTTTCTTTCCAACCATAAAGATATCCAATTGATTCTTTTCCTTCTTTATGAGAAAACTCTACACTTCCTTTTGGTTGCTCTCCTTCAGATAAGCGTTCTTCAAGTATATCTATAAAATCCTTATATCTCTGATAATCAAGATATCCTTCTCCGATACATACTCGCTTATCTTCTCCATCAATATTGACAGTATCTATATAACCATTGGTAAAATTACCAATCATTGTAGCGTTTCTAAAAACTGGCATTCCGTCTTCAATATCAGTAAGTCCATGTCCGTATATTTCTGTTCTTTGATCATTAGTAAACTCTACAGTTATTGACATGTTTTGAATTGAATCCAATTGCATCCTTGTGTATTTTTCGAGATATGTAATTCCATTGTCGTTATATAGAGTGCCAGTCTCGTTAACTACTGAATCATCTGGATATATCTCATGTAATATAGCCTTGAAGTATTTTTTGCCATTGACCGGCTTTTTGCTTGACAGCTCAAATTTAATCATTTTCTACCTCCTATACACCTGGTTTTGGCATGTTGTTTGAATCAATCGTTTTGCTCTGAACCGTGTTTTCATTGTTATTGGAAGTAGTTGTTGGTCTGCCACCACTTTGGTCAACGTCACTATCTTCTGAATCCTTGCCAGACATGGTAAAACTCGTTTTGTGTACGGGGAATTTATTCTCCCAGTCGTTTTCTAATTCTTCTTCCATTAGTGCAATATAACAATCTGGCTCTATTCCAGTAGAAGATATCCATGCTTGCAATGAGCCTTTTCCTCTTGCATATAAATCACTCATGTATTTAACCATCTTGTCTCTATTAACAAATGTGGTTGGTAAGATTGCCATTTTGGTTAAGCACGCAGAATCTTTTATAATGGTTGCATTTATAACTTTATTAAGTTCATCTACAATATCAGAGATATGTGCATAAATTGACGAAGCAATACATTCTATATTTAATGTCGCGGTGGCAAAATTGGCAGATGATTCTCCTCCCACAATAGAGGCTTCAATTCCAATATCCTGCGATACATTGTTCTTAACATTTGTTTCATTTTTGTCATCAAATATAGAAGTATCAACTTTAATTTGATCTAGTTTTGTACCGGTAGCCAAAGAGAAAAATGCTTTTCCATAACGATTGCTATTATTAAATAAAGCCCCCTTAATCATGTCGTGCTGATCTTTTTGCTGCGTTTGAGATAATGAAGATGATCCTTTTTTCTCGCCCTCTGGGTACGTCTCATAAAATACCTGATTATTTAAATCATCGAGTACGTTCCTTTTTGTGTTTATAAAGTGGTTTGCGTACAAAATATCATCGAGAGCTGAAAGCGGGAGGGGGACTCCCCATGGCTCACTATCCGCTGATTTTATTTTGTGGCAAATGGTATTATCGTTATTTAATGCAATCCACGGCTGAATTTGCTTCCCTTTATCATACTTATCCCATCCATCACGAATTTCTTTTGGAAAAGCTTTTAATTTTCTCTCGCGGTTTTCACCTGCGAACTGCGAAAAATACCTCATATCAAAAGCAATTTTATAAGATCCATTAACCTTTCCGATTATCCTACAATATTCCGTTGGTAATGCAACTATTGAAGCATTAATCCCAAGTTCATTGATTTCAAAAATATTTAGAACGTCTATGTCAGAAAGATACTTTTGATTGTTAATAGGGGCAGTAGTCGTTTCAAAATAATAAAAAATGATGCCATCGTTAAAGTCTTTTAACAATGCATCACGAATGAATTTTTTATATTTTATTGTTGAAAGAGTCGATTCAAATTTCTTTTTATTAACATTCTTCCTTTTTTTAAAACTTTCAGAAGTATTATTGGTAGAGCAGTAAACTACCTTGTCTAAAGTGTGCATTGACCTCATATAATCAAGACCACTTGATATTGCACCATTTGTGCGATAAGCCCACCATGAAAGTTTTCTTAATTCACGATGATATATCATTGGGCTTTCTTTGTATTCGGATATCATTCCAAGATCAACTGGACAATCTATTACTGTATCGCCCATAGAAATTGACACTGGAATAGAAGAGTTGTACTCATAAGAAAACGACTTTTCTTCTACTACTAATTGATTTACTTCGGCTACGGTTTCGATTTTTTGTATGGTATTTTTATTTTTAGAACCAGCAGGTCTTCCTCTTTTTTTTGGTTCATTATTTGGTTCTGACATTTTGCGATATCACCTCCTTAATTGTATAGTGGTAGAAATTCATAGTCGGCATTCATATTTTGGATATCTAGTTCTAATTGATCTAAAAAATACGAACCGTATGAGCAACTGGTATATCTATCTTTTCTTTTACTCCCTTGTTCATATATTTTAATTGCTCCGGTTTGTGGCATTTTTTCATAAAGGAGTTCTGCACATTCACTTATCATCGCCTGTGTTTCTAAAAATGGTTTTTCGAATTCGATTTGCTCGTCTAAATTAATTGTTTCCATATACTCTTTATTTGATGAGAGGATATCTTCTTTTGCGACATTATAATTAACAAGAAAATCAATTTTATCCTCGTTAAGATTCTTTCTAAATGCCATAGCAATATCGCTATTTAAACTCTGTGTTGCATTAATTGCATATATACATTTCTTTGCGTTTGGATCTGAACAAGTTTTTGAATATTCATCATTGTTCATACAGCATATCGGCTTGTATTCTATACCTCGTTCTTCATCATATAAAACCTTTTGAAGAGTATACAAAATCTGAAGCCCTCCATTGCGACAATCCAATACAATATAATCAGAATTAGTATCTTCAAATAATTGACGTATTCTTATTGCTTGAAGTGTTGTGTCGCCGATCTGATTAGATTCTATGTATGGGTATTGCCTCCTGTATCCTTTAGACACTTCAATAGTATCGTCGGCATTAACATAAGTCATTGTTTCTGGAATACCTCGAATAAAACTATATACAGAATTGTCATTTTTTGCACCAGCTACAAATGCGATATCACACGAAATAACTCTTACTTCATTATCTAATTTTTGTATTGAGAATTTATTCTTCTTTCCAAGTCTAACATCTTCAGTTTTTCTTGGATAAAACACATGTTTTAATACCTGTCTTTTCATAAGCATCGCGTATGTAAAATAAGCAGAAGTAGATTCCCTAACCCTTAGATTAAGAAACTCTATTTTCCATGTGGCAGGATCTTGCTTTTTCTTTTCCTTTATTAACTGATCAATTGTCTT